AAATCATATGGATCAGATACAAATTATGGATATTATCTTGTTAATAATAATAAAATATATGCACAAAATTTTGGTGTTCCTTTAGTTTATGGTGCTTCAAACGTTACAAAACTATTTCCAAATATTAACGAAGATGAGACGGCAAAACCATCTATAATATTTCCAGGTTTTGGATTTTTAAATGATTCTGGAAGATACAATAATTATACTGTAGAAATGTGGATAAGAGTTGGAGTTGACACTTTAGAAAGCAAAAGAATATTTGGTCCAATAAATTCTAATGACGGTTTATATGTAGATGATTGTTTTATTACTTTAGTTGTAGACAATAACTTTAAATCTGTTTATGTTGGAGAGTGGTTTAGACCAATGTTAATTCAAATAGTATATTTAGAAAATAAAGTGTTGTTGTTCTTAAATGGAGAAAAGGTTGCAGATTTAAATATTGATAACTCTACAATAAATCTTTTATCAAAACTAGATGAAGCAGATAAAGATCAAGACTGGCTTGGGTTTTATTCTTATGAAAATATTTATCCATTTGAACTAGATTGTTTTGCTATATATCCTTATGTAATACCAGAAATAATTTCAAAAAAAAGATGGGTCTATGGTCAAGCAGTACAGAGTCTTGAATCTGTAGACTCTTCTTATAGCGGTAAGTCTGCACATATAGATTATTCTTTTGCAGATTATGGTACAAATTATCACTATCCAAATATTGGAAAATGGGAACAAGGAAAAGTAGACAATCTAAGTTATAGTAATAGTTACTTAAGTACTCAGGATTACGAACTTCCTAACATAACAATAGGTAATAGTGTTGCAATTAATGATTGGTATACTGATTTATCAGAACTTCAAGATGAAGATAATCTTTGGGCTAGTTTTTTAACTTACACTGGTTCGTATACTTTTAATAATTTTAATATTTTAAATAAAGAAATTGCTTCTTTGCATGGTATTTTTAAAACAACGTCATTATTAAATTCAACAATTGTGTTAATTAAAAATAAAAACAACTCAGATTTCTTTTCAATAGAAACAACAGGGGTTGGAGATTTAGTATATAAGATTAACGTATCAGGAACAGAGACAATACTTCATGAAACTACATATCAACAAAATGCGTATCTTGAAATCGGTGTATATTTAGAAGATTTAATCTCTACATTTGGAAATGATGTTGCAACGTTTTTTGGTAACAAAGATTCTTTAAAACTTACATTATTAAATAATGAAAATGGAGATTCTTGTTTTGATCAAAAAATGTATAGATTTGGCTTATCAACAAAAAATAATCACAAACTATTTTCTTCACAATTTCAAGCAAATGGAATAATTAAAGATGACAGTAATATAAATGTGCACATTGCTCACAACTTGGCTAGTTACACTCTTCACCCAACAGTAAAATATAATAAATATTATCTTGACATAGGTATTGCTGGATATTGGGAAGACTATGTTCCATTAAAATATTTTGCAAAATATACAACAAATTCATCTGGTAAAAAAGAATATAGTTTGGATTATATTCAGTATAATATCAACTTTCCGTCACCATCTATTTTTAAAGTTGTTGAAGATGCAAGTGGGTGGACATATGGTCAGTTAGATGAAAAATTTGCAGTACCAGTACAGCAGTCTTATGAAGTTTTAGATAATTCTTTGTTTAGCGGGTATAATAATTATGAAGATTTACAGTATAATAGATCAGATCTAAGTTATGAGTATGATTCAGTTAACTCATTAGTTCAGTCTTATGTATCTTTTCAGTTTACAAAAACAGGCATAAATAAATCTTTTGAATCATTTACAACAATTGCTCCAGCCTTAAAAAGCAGTATATTAAACCTAGACAATTACCCAGATTGGCAAAATACTATATTTTTAGTTGAAAACGATACAATTATTTATCCACCTTCATCTGTTAGTTTCGAAAGTTTATCAATGTCCACACACTTAAAGTTTAATGTAAGATCAACTGTTAATAGAAAGATAAAGATTAAATCATTAGAGTTTTCATCTAGATCATTAGAAGAAAATGTTTCTACCCCAATTAGTACAAAAACTGGAACTAAGTTGTATCCGTATATAAAGAATGGAATTTATAATGACTATAAGGGAAAAAATCCAATAAGTATTTACAAACATTCTAATCCATACCTATACCTAACTAGATATTCTGGAGTAAAATTAAAAGGTGATTTTAATTATTATCAAAATAGGGGTCTTAGTATGCCAATTAATGAAAACAAGGACACACTCTTTTCCGTATCAACTATACAGTTAGCAATTAAAAATGATAATTTTGAGTTTACCTATACTCCAGTTCAAATATTTCAAATAAATACGGTTGAATCAACGGTTAATTTTTACGTAGTTTCAAATGGAGACTCTGGGCAAAGAGGCAAAATTTATGCTATTGATTCAAAGACTGGTCAGTTACAAAATGGAATATCTTACTACTTAAATGGAGTGTTAGTTGCAAATCCAGTAATAGATTCTAAAAACTGGTATTTTTTAAGCGTATCGTTTGCAACACCACTTAAGTTTAACTCATATACTGGATCTATAAACCTTAATGGCCCATTAATATATAATCACATATCTTACTATAAATTAACTGGATTACAACAAAGACAAAGTTCTATAACTAGGATCTGGGACGAAGTAAAACAACAGTATGTGATAGGTGCAGAGACTCCGTTTAATTTTGATTGGGAGTTTTGGAATGAAGGATATTTATGGTTTGGAGTATTAATTAAGACATCTTCTTCAGATTTTGGTGATATTCCATCTAATATTTATAAAACTTATATGGGTACAAACAAAATTATAGTGGGAAATGATGGAGAAAAGCAATTAGTGGCAAAGAGTTATAAAAATCCTATCTATATTGGTTCCTCATGGCGACAGTATGTCCTCAATCCAACATAATATGGTATACTAATGGTTATGAATAATCAAAATCCAAACAAAAAAAGAAAACCTCGTATGAAAGGCCAAATTGGCGACTCTAAAATAACCTTTATTGAAAAGAACTATGATTGGGGCGTTTATGTTTGGAAAAGAGCCAATGGTAAGTGGTTCACTGATGGAGAGGGTAATATTTTAAATATACCAGCCGTAAAACACGATATTGCCGCTTTAGCCGAAATAAAAAAGACAGCAGCATATTATGGAGAACCAGATGGAGAGGCTGTATTTTTTCCAGGTATGGGAAGAGTATCAGACGAAGAGTATTCCGAACAAGTAGATAGAATGAAAGCGGGATTAATCCCTAACCTTAATGATCTTGGTGCAGTAGCAGCAGCCAAAGCAACAATTGCAAAATATGGCGATGAAGAATAATGAGTGAAGAATTTAACTATGTTATTGGTGCTAGGATAGACGAAAACGAACAAGCAGTTAATGCATTTGCTGGTTCAGACCCATTTAGCAAAAACTGGGAAGAGTTAAAAAACTATTCTGGTTTGGATAATAACTTTAAACGTCGTGCAGCAAGAATGTCCAAGGCTCTAGTAGATACAACCCAACAATCTTATATTGACAGATCAATTGCAGTTCCACAAGGTATTGATGGTGCTCGCTCTAATCAGATAAATCCTGGTAACGTATTTAGAAATGGTTATGGACTATTTGACGTAATCACACCACCATGGAATGTTTATGAACTTGCCAACTACTATGACACATCCTTTGCAAACCATGCAGCCATTGATGCTAAGGTTGAAAATATTGTAGGTTTGGGATATGATTTTGATATATCAAAAAGAACAATGCTCAAATTAGAGAATTCCTCAAATGACGAATCAGTAAGTCGTGCAAGAAACAGAATTGAAAGAGCAAAAGTAGAGTTACGTGATTGGCTAGAAAGTTTAAACGCAGATGACTCTTTTACCACAACAATGGAAAAGATATACACAGATGTTCAAGCAATTGGTAATGGATACATGGAAATTGGTAGAACCACTCGTGGTGAAATTGGATACGTTGGTCATATTCCAGCAACCACAATGCGTTGTCGCAGACTAAGAGATGGATTCGTACAGGTTATTGCAAACAAGGTAGTTTACTTTAGAAACTTTGGTGCTACAAATTCAAACCCAGTAACTGAAGATCGTAGACCAAACGAAATTATTCATTTTAAACAATACTCACCATTAAACACATTCTATGGTGTTCCAGACATTATTTCAGCAATATCATCTCTACACGGTGATCAACTGGCTTCACAATACAATATTGACTACTTTGGTAACAAGGCAGTTCCAAGATACGTAGTAACTATGAAGGGTGCCAAACTATCTGCAGACGCAGAAGACAAGATGTTTAGATTTTTACAAACTGGATTAAAGGGTCAAAACCATAGAACTTTGTACATACCTCTTCCTGGAGATACAGAAAATAACAAGGTAGAGTTTAAGATGGAACCTATTGAATCTGGGGTACAAGAGGGATCATTTAAGGAATATAGAAAACAAAACCGTGATGACATCTTGGTGGCACATCAAGTACCGCTTTCAAAACTAGGTGGATCAGACTCAGGGGCAATTGCAGCAGCATTGGCTCAAGATAGAACATTTAAAGAGCAGGTAGCCAGACCAGCACAGGCTCAACTAGAAAAACAAATTAATAAGATCATACGCGAGAAACAAGACGTACTAGAGTTTAAGTTTAATGAACTTACTTTGACAGATGAAATAGCACAATCACAAATTCTTGAAAGATATGTAAAAACACAGATTATGATGCCTAATGAGGCAAGAGTGGCACTGGGTCTTCCACAAAGAGACGGTGGAGACGAACCATTTGTAGCCAAACCAGAGACTATGAATAATGATGCCAATCGTGCAAGAGATGGCGAAAGACTTAATAATCAGTCCGATGGATCTGCAACTGTAAGTGGTAGAAATCCAAAGGGCGAGGGTAGATCTTCAACCTAGTTACACTGTTTATAACATGTTTATAACTTGTGTATAAAAGGGCTCTATAATGTATAGTACGATGTCTATATTAAAAGCCCAATGGAATACAGAAGGCGAGAATGTCCGCCTTTCTATGCCTTTTAGTAAGGTTGATAAACAACGCCGCATTGTTTCAGGCTTTGCCTCATTAGATAACTTAGATCGTCAAATGGACATTGTAACTACAGAAGCCAGCATGAAGGCATTTGAAAACTTTCGAGGTAACATAAGAGAAATGCATCAACCATTAGCAGTAGGCAAAATGGTTTCATTTAAGCAAGACAAATATTTTGATTCAGAGTCAAAGAAGTTTTATAACGGTGTTTTCGTTTCCGCTTATGTCTCTAAAGGTGCTCAAAGCACATGGGAAAAGGTTTTGGATGGCACACTAACAGGTTTTTCTATTGGTGGAAAAATGAACAAATGGGACGACGCTTTTGATGAGAAGTTAGATTCTCAAATTAGAATTATTAAAGATTATGATCTTGTTGAGTTAAGTCTTGTAGACTCTCCAGCAAATGAATTTGCAAACATTATATCTGTTGAAAAAGTAGACGGAGTTGCAGTAATTAAAGGTGATAATACAACCTTAGAAAATGTTTTTTGGGATTCAGAAACTGGAATTGTTATGGTTTCAGAAAATGAAAAAGAAATCAGTCCAACAACTGGTAATGAAATGAAAAATATAGGATTCGTTGAAAAAACGGATAATGAAAAAATCAATATGATAAAGTTCTTAGTCGATAGTGCTAAAGGCATTACCACTTCTAAGATTACCAAGGAGGTAAGTCCTATGACAGAAACAACAGAAGTAGTAGCAGAGATTGTTGAAAAATCTGATATTGCAGTTGAAAATGTTGAGGTTGCTCCAGAGGCAGATGCCGTAGTTGATGCTCCTGTTACAGAAGTTGTTGCAGAAGATGCACCAGCAGCGGAAACAGTTGTGGAAGCAGAAAAAGCAGACACAGTTGAAGCAGTAGCAGAAGTTATTGAAGAAGTTGCTACAGAAGTATCTAAAGCAGACGATGTTATTGTTGAGGCAGTAACAGAAGTTAAGAATACTCTTACATCAGCCTTTAGCGATCTACTTGCAACAGTAAAGTCTTTACAGACAGAAGTTGCAGATTTAAACAAACAAGTTGCTGACACAAAGTCACAAATTGTTAATACACAAAATGCACTAGTTGAAACAAACGGTGCAGTTAACGAGTTTGGAAAGAGAATGGAATCAGTAGAATCTGATACCGCTTTCCGAAAGTCTGGCGATCTCGGCGAGGTCGTACAGTTACAACCAGTAATGGTTGAGAAATCCCTATGGGGCGGACGTTTCCTCAAAACAGCCGATCTATTCAGATAGAAAAATCACGTGGAGGTGAAATATATGTCGGAAGAAATAATTAAAAATCAGCCAGGAACATCAGGCGATCTAGGTGGAACAGCACCTGGAACAGCCCAAGCACAAGGTGCATTCGCATCTGGTTCTGATGCTGGTGAAAACGTAGCAGGCAACTATGCAAACGGTGGTGTTTTAGGTAACATCGCAGAAGCATCATTTGGCTCTACATCAGGAGTTAACGCAGTAAATCCTTCAGGTGATACTGGAAGCGGTATCTTACGCCCTGAACAAGCACGTCGTTTTATAGACTATGTGTGGGACGCAACTGTATTGGCTAAAGATGGTCGCAGAGTGACCATGAAAGCAAACACAATGGAACTTGAAAAAGTTAACGTTGGAGAACGTGTAATCCGTGCAGCCTCACAAGGCTTAGGCGAATACACAAACGCTGGTGCAACATTCTCAAAAGTTGAATTAACTACAAAGAAAATTCGCTTAGACTGGGAAGTATCATCAGAAGCACTTGAAGACAATATTGAAGGTGCAGCATTGGAAGATCATATCGTAAGATTGATGACCAACGCATTCGGTAATGATATCGAAGACCTTGCAATTAACGGAACAGGAACAGGTTCAAATGCTTTCACTAGCATCATGAACGGTTTCGTAAATCAAGTAACAGCGAACACTTCAGCAGCACACGAGTCAGTAGCCAACGTAGTATCAAATGCTTGGACAACAAACGTATTGCAAGACATAATTCTTGCAATGCCACGTAAGTACCGTGCACTTAAGAATAATCTTAAGTTCTACGCAGGTACAGACGTTTTCCAAGGTATTGTTAAAAACAATGGTACTCTTGCCGATGCAATTGCCGAAGCCTTTGTAAATAAAGGTCCAGGTACAGAAGCAAATCGTCAAGCATACCTTGATGGTAACGCACAAACATTCGGAGGAGCACGTACAACACGTGTACTCGGAATTGATGTTCAAGAAGTTCCTTACTACCCTGCAGGATATGTCGATTTGACATTCCCTGCTAACCGTGTATGGGGTTTCCAACGCGACATCACAGTTAACCGCGAATACAGACCAAAGAAAGATACTGTAGAATATACAGTTTTCGTTCGTTTCGGTATTCAATGGGAAGAACTAGATGCAGTCGCTTATGCGGATGCAGCAGGCGAATAGCCTAATCTGTAATACAATTTTAAGGGGAGTAGGATTAATTTCTTACTCCCTTTAATATTTAATTAAATGATATAATACTACAAGGAGGAATATATGTCAGAATTAGACAAAGATTTAAATCTACAAACACCAGAAACAGTTGAAGAAAATACTATTCAAGACGCAGTTGTTGAAGATATTGTAGAAGAAGTTATAGAAGAAATCCAACCAGCATTGTTAGCCCCAGGCGAAGCATTAATTCCAGAAGATAAAAAACAAGCAGTTCAAGACCTTGTTGAAGGACTTGCTCCATTATCAACTGGTGCCATTGGTGTTGGAAAACAACCAAGAACTAAAAAAGAAAAACCTGCTGAACCTAAACAAGGTAAAGAAAAAGTTGCAATTAAGTCAACTAAGAACGTATCCTGGATGGGTGTAGGCCAAGTAAAAGTTGGTATCAACTACGTATCCGCAGAGGAAGCAAAAGAATGGTCAACACGTAATCACATTACAGTTTTGAAACCAGAAGACGTTGCAAGGGAATACGGCTTATAAACAATGGAAGCATTAAGGGTTCCACCATACCCACTAACACTAAAGTTTGATGTCCCAACAAGTGGAGATATCTACACTCTTAGATTACAGGATTTGGTGGAACACTTTGTTGAAGAATCAAATATAACTTCAGCAAACTTACAAATAACATATGTAATACCATTATCAAAAATAGAATTTGACAGAAAATATGAAGTTAAGATTTTAAATTCAGATGAAGAAATAGTGTTTGAAGATAATTTAGACATAGTAAGACCATATACTGACCCTAATAAACTTGGAACTACCGCTTCAGAAATAACAGAAGCAAAATATAACGAACTTATTGCAAGATCAATTATTGACTCATTCGTTGTTGATGGTTTTTATAATCAAAAAGTTATTGTTCAAACAGTTGGAGAAGGATTAGATTATATACCTTTGTGGATAAATGCTTATAAGGTATTGAGAGTTTATGAAAACGATGTTTTAATTTTTGATGTTGATGAAGAAACAAACGATAGATATTTTAAATTATCATTAGATAACTCTGCTGTACAAGAATATATTCCCAATTCAACAGAATCATTAAATAGATTAGAAAAAACGCTACCAAATCTTCCAGTATCATACGGTGATTTAGGGTATTATGGTTGGGATACTGTTACTTTTCCTACAGGATATGACTATACATTAGTTCTAGATGCTGGATATAAAACAATTCCGTCAGATATTCAGGCAGCAACAGAAATGTTAGTTAATGATATTAAATGTGGAAGACTTGATCAATATAAAAGATATGTTGAAGAATATCAAACAGATCAGTACAAAGTTAAATTTAATGCTAAAAAATTATTTAACGGTACAGGCAATATCATAGTTGATCAAATACTATCAAAATATACTAAGAACATTACTAGACTAGGAATACTATGACATGTTTAGACGACAACTTTTTATACCCTATGACAGCAGAAGTGTACTATTCATCCGTTCAGCAAGGTCAGTACGGTAATATTAAAAAGCAATGGTCAAAGTTTAAAGATATAAAATGTTACTTTGCATCTGGTAACCTTAGAAATAAAGAAGAGCAACAAGTACAAAATGTAGCAATTTTGTTTGACAAAGTTTTGAGCGGTAGAGTTCCAACAGATATTAGATTTGATGATATGAATGGTGGAATTGCATTAACTAATCTTCTTATAACAAACATATCAGATGGAGAAGGTAACCCTATATATGTTGAAACAGGTGGGGTTCGTGCTGGTAAATCAAGTATTTTTGAAGTTGCAACACTAAGCCCATACTCTGGTTTGTTTGGAAAAACAGAATATTATAAGATTGTAATTAAAAGGTCTGATAGTCAGGCGATAGATTTATGATAATAGTTGATAATAAACAATTTAAAAAAGAAATGAACAACATTGTAGATTACTCTATTGGATTTTTAGAAGGAATAAAAGGTGGAAAGACAGCGTTTCTTAATAACCTTGGGCGTGAGACTATACAAACATTAAAAGAATTTGTTGATTTAAATGCAAGAATTGATCCAGCAATTCTGCAGCACGTATATGAATGGTATCAAGTTGGAAGTCCAAATGCAAGATTGTTTGATATTGAGTACACTGTAAGCAATCAAGGTTTGTCAATATACTCTACACTTAGCCAATCATCAAGAGTTAAAGATGGATCTACTACACCATTTTACGATAAAGCAAGAATTATGGAAAAAGGAATACCAGTAACTATAAGACCTAAAAAATCTAAGGTGTTAGTATTTGAAGAAAATGGAGAAACAGTGTTTACTAAAAATCCAGTTACAGTTAACAACCCTGGCGGAGAAGATGCTCAAGGTGGATTTGAAGAAGTGCTAGACATATTTTTAAATCAATATTTTAAACAATCATTTTTAAAGTCATCTGGTTTATCAGACTACATTAAAAATCCAAAAGTATTTAAAACTAATTTAAGAGCAGGTGCCAAGTATGGCAAAGGTTTTGGATATTCAACTGGATATAAATGGATTGCTAATGCGGTGATTGCATAATGGCTGCTACGATACATCATCCACCATCATTAATTAATGCTTATTTACAAAATAAAATTAGTGAGTTTTTTGGAACATCAGCGATTGATGGGTTAGATGAACAAGATACTTTCCTTATTCCATTTTTTCCAACTGCTCCAACAGATATCAATGCTTTAACTGAATCTTTTCCACAATCACTTGGAACATTTGCAGTATATGACAGGATGTTTAGAATGAATAGAAAGACATTTCCACATATATATTGTGAACAAATAATGTATTATTTTTATAACTTTGGTGGAAATGCAATTGAAAGAACAATCATTCTAAGTCAAAAGATTCAAGATCTTTTAAATTCATTAGACGAGTCTGCAGTTGATATAAATAAGTGGATAAGAGATAATCAAGATACGGTTATTCCTGGTCCAGAAATAGCACTTAAAGATATGTCACTTCCCCTATATTTTCACACCTTTAAAACCTACCAACTTCAAGAGACTAGAGACATCATAGACTTTGGAACAGCCAGAACCTA